TTCACAATATCTTTGGTTTATGTATAGATGTCTTCTACAAATAATAATTCAGAAAAAACTGGAAAGGATAGTTCAATAAAATCAAAACCAAACATTCTTTTATCCTTATTTCTAATATGTATTGCATTTGCCGTTCCTCTTGGACTATGGTTTAGTGTAGTTTTCACAGAAGGTGGAGGAATCGCGAATCAATTATTTATTTTTGCAGGAGTGTATGGATTTGCCTTTTTAGCTACACTCATGTTTTATCGAATGGGCATTCAAGGTGACGATAAAGATGATATTACGAATATTTCAAAAAATAAATTGAGTTCCATCGCTGGAACAACCTTTGCAGCATGTTCGATTGTACTAACTACAATTTTTGTTTTGGCAGTGAATCCATCCTTAATTACTATTTTAGAAGATAGTATTGGAATTTGGGCACTAGGAATTATGGGAAATCGTGGATTTATGAATACTATTTTCAAAAGCAAAATATTTAGTGAATTAGATGAATATAGTGATTCAAATATTTTTGATTCTAGTTTCCTTTTGACCAGATTTAATAAAGATAACATTGATACATTTATTAAATTTTTTAAAGAAGGATGTGATAAACAAGACCAATCATCCTTTGGTGTCGATTTCCCATTTGACTTTAAACCTGTTTTTGAGAATGAAGGACAATTAGAAAAACTAAAGAATTTAGTGAGCATGAAGCATTTAATTGGGTATTTTTCATGGATTTATTTGACGAGTATAGTATCATTAATTATTAGTGTCATTGCAGTAACAATAAAAACGGTTTAACTTCGGAGGTAATACAAAACGACTAAATAAGAAAATATGGCCATTGCAATAGAAACACCCCATATAGGAATAACCGTTTTATTCATATAACCTACACCAAATTGTCTGAATTCGCCATCTTTTCCGTAAGCAAAACTCGGTTTTACTACATGAAAAAGGGTAAATAATAGAATGAATAATGCAATCGCATAATTTGTTTTATACTGTCGAACAATTGATTTTTCAAACATAGATAATATAATTTTTATATATTATCTATTTACAAAAATTTCCATTATTTCTACTATTGAAATGACCAAAGGTTTAATCTTCATGAAAGTCGTCATCGCGATCATCTTCGTAATAGGCACCATCTTCGTCATTACCTAAATAATTAGTAAAATTATTTGCTTCTTCGTCGCCTTCGTTATTGGCATCTCTATCTTCCTCTTGTTGTAATTGTTGTGCATCCATTTGAATCACAATACCTTCATTTTCAATATCGGCTTTGTTTGTTAGTTGTTCAAACAATTGGTTGCGTTCTTCCACATATCGTTCTTTATCATAATTGACTAACCCTTTTCTTAAACCAACGTTCCATCGTCCCAATTTCAATATCTTCTTCATATCTTCTACACGGCGTTCATCGTCGTCCATATTTTTCAAAAAATCAGTAATCAATTTCTTTTCATTTAATTTGGAACGTCTTACTCTTGTTTCGATATTAGAATAAGATAAATCGATTGTCTTTTTATTACTCATGTCAATATTAATGAACACATAAAGTAATTCGGCCACACGTTTTTTCATATGTTGTCTATCACCTGAAACAATTTGCATTTCTTCTAGTTCATTGCCATAATTTTCCTCTTCTGCACCAAGATTTTCTTCGATGGAACTTCCAAATTCTTGATTTTCTCGTTCTTCTACAATGAGATTACGACGCTTTTCTTTGTTATTTACCATATCTAATTGCAATAATTCGTCATCATCGGTTGCCTTTATGTATTCATATAGAGAAGAATACCAAATATAACTAATAATCATATAAACTGACCGTTTGGGAAATAACGAATAATAACTCTTTGCAGGTTCATCACCTTCTGGAGCACGATGTATAGGTAAATAAACCGGTAACATAGATAAAAATGTGCTCAAATGTACCAACGACTTTTGAATACTGACTAATAAAGCATTCATTGTTTCGTCATTTTTAAATGGTCCAAACTCTTTATAGTAATTCAATATCATATTCGAAATGTCATTATTATGAGGTTCGGCAAATCCCCAATATTTGTGAGATTTGCTATTTACATCTTTCCCGTTGATTAGCATTTCAGGATACACTTTTGTCATGTCAAAAACGGATTGTTTCATAAATTGAATTACAGAATACATAGTAGTTTCGTCTTTTTGACTGATATTTTTACCATATTCATAGGTGGCATCCATATTCCATATATGAATATTCGCCAATTGTTCGATCAATTTATTTTGTTTGGGACGCGATATATTTGCATTTTTTCCGACAAAATCTGTAATTCGTTCTAATAAATTACTATTTGCACGCGATAACCAATTATTCAATTTATAAATTTCATCACTATCATCGGAAACCATGACACGAGGATCATATTTATTTAAAACAGCTGATATACATTCACGAAAATTTCCACATAAAGCAATATCATCATCATCGCAATGTAATCCATCCAAATAACTCAATAATTCTTGGATTCCACTTACACTATTTCCCTTATGTGGGGTTAGTTCCACAACCACCTTATTTTTATTATTTACAATATTCATTAATTGTAACAAATTATCACTGGTAAATCGTTTCCCATTTTGCTTTAAAAACTCAGTTTTCTCCATAAAAGATGCGGATTTATTGTAATCGACCAATTTTTCAGGAAACAAAACGCGTAATTCTTCTGGAATAGGGAAATCATTGTCCAAATTACAATAATGTATATAAGCTCGATAAACATTTCGCTCGAAATGCTCGTTTGAAATAGTAGTAGAATAGGTTAATCCGCTTCTTTTTGGATCAAATATAAAAGGGGCAATCGTTCGTTGTTCCACTTGATTCACAATTTTTCCCCAATTATTTACTATACGAATATAAACCATCAATTCTTTGTTGTCTTGTTCAAAATAACCCAATGTAGTGGATGTTTTTATATCATTGCAACAAGCATTTTCAGTAAAATATATATTCGATCCCGTTTTAAGCAACAGTCCCTTCTTTTTAACAATTTCATTAATATTTTCAATAATCGCATAAGAAAAACTCGTCATCTTGGACTTATACATATTAATTTGTTTTCGCTGTAACTTGTTGCCAGTTTTTTGCATTTCGTCTAACTCATTTTTATAATCATTCGGAATACCCTTTATTGATTTAACTATTTCATAAGACACCACTGGAGGTAAAAAATGAACCCATTTTTGAATTGACAATTCATTCGGAATCTCTAATTCAGGATGGTGCAATAAATATTCACTTTTCTTAGTATATAGATCCATAATGTCATCTCGGGTCAATATCATTTTGGTGATGATTGATTTTAACTGTTGTTGAATGACTTCCAATGGAAATGGTTTAATCGAATTCCATGGTGTTGAACTTTTTTTCTTAATGTCTGTCAAAATACATGCCAAATAATTCAACCCGCTCATATCTTCAATTGCTCCGTTGTTGTCGGGGAATCCTTTGAATGATTGAACACAACCCGGATATATTTTTTTTATCTTGAAAGAATGAACCGCTGTTTGAATCGCTACCAAAATAACAGAAGTAACAATTAAAATAATTAATTTATTACGGTAAATTTCATAAGGTGGCGCGCGTTTCTGATGTTCTTTTTCCAATACTTGGGCTTCTAATTTATACACTCGTTCGCTTTTAATATTGTTAGTATCACTTATTAATTCCAAAGTTACTCGCAATACAAATTCTTCAATATCATCGTGTTGTAATCCGATATGTCTGCATATAGAACGAAACAATTTAAACACCATCTCTGTATCCTCGCTTTCAAATACACGGTCTTTCAATATTTTTTGCTTTGCTAAGGCAGTGGTAGTGACTTCTAATATATCCTTTTCGATAACTTCATTTGTCACCATTTTAAATCCTTGATCGTCGTAACTGGTTTCATCCACAAAATCTATTTTCTGTAACAATCTACCGGTATGTTTATCATAAATACTATCACCGTCAATCTCGCCCTGTAATCGAATGATTTCACTTAATTTATGAGCATAATTTGCATTATTGACGAACGCTTGTGCCAATTGAAAAAGTGAAGTCGGCAATAGGGGTGTATTTGTATCAACGCAATATAAAAAATACATATTATCGCCTAGTTCAGATACCATAGGATCACGGCAATAATCTTCTGAAAATCTCACAATATCACTTTGTTTCTTTACGAAATCATTTTGACCCAATATATTTTCCAATTCTTCCAAATGGGGTGAAGCAACCTTAAGTTTTTTGGCGTATTTCCCCATTTCAAAAGCAATGTTATTATATTTATACAACAATACTTCATCAAGACGTTTTACATTTTTACTATGTTTTACAGATTTTTCCACAAGATCTTTCAATAAATCTTCCAATTCTTCGACCGAATCTGCAAAACGCTCGTCAAATTCTTCCAACATTTTCTTTTTCTGCAAACCCTTTAATCGCTGTTCTGCAATAGTCAAACTTTCACAGTGTTTTGTATTGTGATCTTTGAAACAAATTTTGCTCATGTTACAAAGGAGCGTATTCGTATTGATAAATGCTTCTTCATCTACTGTTTCATCTTGGACCCAATAATTATTCTTGCGTTTGTAATAGGTGACTTTTTTCATAATATTGGCTTCATCCAATAGTTCCTCTTTTTCTTGTTGAGAAAATTCAGATAAATCTTTGTTTTCGGGTAAATGAGGTTTTAGTTCAAGCATAGCAAATTCTCCTTCACGAACCATTTTGTTCTTTTCAATGATAGTTTCTGCTAATTCGGGGGCTAATTTGGGAGGACATTCATGTTTCTGAATAAGATTTTCTTCCAAAAATTCTTTAAACTCTTCTTTGCTATACTTCTTTTGTTCATCTTTGTATTTATCTAACAAATCATAAGGAGTGTCATCGTATTCTTTATCATAATATATATCTTCTTTCGAATTATCACTTTGTAAATCCTTCATTGAACTGTATTTTTTACTTAAAACACGGCGGACGCAATCGGATGCCTTTATTTTTTCATTCTTGGACATATCTTCCTCTTCATTACTTTTGGGTTCTAATGCATCCAATAATTTTTCCGGTGTAATTAGAGAACTCATTAAAAGACGGATCATATTATTGAATAAAATTCCACTATCATGTTTATAAATTTTGTGCAACCATTCACTCGAAGTAGAATATGGCAATTCTGCATTTCTACTATCAGAAATATTGACTTTTAGATCATATACATCAGTAATGATACTTAACAAATCCTTCTTTTCGTCTAGTATTTTTTCCATTTTGTGTGGATAGGGCGTTGAATTTACATAAACCTGATTTCGCAATGTAGTCATTTTATCTTTATTTTCACTCAAACGCACGAAATAATCCCTTCGTTTTTCTTTCATAAAATAACGAATGGCATTGTATTGACTATAATTAATATCATCCAAATAAACCAAAAAGGGTTCCAATTTTTCCACGGCATTTTTTACTGATAACATACTCGAATATTGATCCGGCAAATAAAACTTTTCAAATAAACGAATGATATTTTGTGTATCAGGTACAATAGAATTCAAATATTGTTCAAAACGACCTGGTTTCTGATCTAAATTATCGTTCAACATGAAATGTTGGGCATTTTTATCAAACGATCCATTTGTTAATGCATTTTCCCATATTTCTTTGTTCATTTCCTTATCGAAACTATCAATTACATGATTATCAACATTGAAATTTTTATTCATTAATTTAAACAAATAAGGATAATTTTGTGCAAGATTCGATTTTAACAAAATGGAGGAACCTGGTAAATTTATATTCGAAAAGTGAAAAAAACTTTTAGGTAACATTAAAATAGACTTCACTGATACATTTTCATTCTTATCTACCGGTTTCCTTACATACACTTTTCTGCCGGTTTTGGCAATAATGGGTTCTAAATAAGAACTTCCCAAATTATAACGTTGAATGACGTATTGACTTCGTGAAAAACTCAATTTATCGCTGGAACCACTTATCATTGTGCCATAGAAATTTTCTAGATTATTAATAATACTTTCGATAGGTTGTTGAATGGTAACATCAGGTGCCAAATTATTTTGAGAATCGCTTGGTTTTTCATAAGGTATAAATGACGAATTCATCGTTTGATTATAATTTAAATACATGCTTTCACCTCCGCTTTGCATTCTATTCTTTAAATAATCTTCTTGCAATAGTTCATCACTTGTTAGCGTTTTTGTATTACTATATATACTAACGTCGTCAAATAATGTATTTTCCGAATTCATATACACTTTTTTTTTGATTTCAGTTACAGGTAGAATCCATTTTAAACGTGTATTCATATTATGTAAATGTTTGGCAAGTGGTTTATGATGAAGTCCGTTTGACTTTACGTCGTATAAATTACCATTGTCATCAAATTTTGAAAATTTCTGTCTTAATTCGCGGAAACGTTCAATCAAAAAATGAATATTGTTTTTCACACGATCACTACGATTTCTGTCAGGTACTTCTGATAATAAAACATCTAACATATCATTTACTTGTGTTTCTATACCATATCTTTTTTGTTCCTCTGGTATTTCTACTTCTCTAATTAAATCTCCAAGGTCTTTTCCATACGCAATCTCATTTGCAGAATTATACAAACTTTGTAATTCTTGATGCATTGTTTGATCGCGCTGCGTATTTTCCGGCAATGTAATAGTTACTTCTCCTGTAGGAGAATATTCCATCGACCCGTTCTCCTCGATTTCAGTCTGATTTATATCAAAATCTTCACCGTCGGGAATATTTTCTTTTACATTGATTAAAGAATCGATTTTATCTAATGACGGGGGTTTTGTTCGAATCAAAATTTCGTCAATCGGTATATGCTCAGGAATTCCTTTAAATCCAAAATCAATATAAATTACATCTAAATTGGGATATGTGGTAATTTCAATCATATCTTCTTCTAAATTTGTAATTTCTCCAGTGATGATTAATGGAACATCTCCGCCAATATGAAGGTCGATCCATGTTTTTGGTAAAAGCAAATGTTGTCTTGCGTAACCAGGTTCTTCACTTCGACTTCGTACTATGATTTCTTCTATACTTTCATCGCGAATATTGCCATCTTTATCAAATTTGACAATAGAGGGTTGATAATTTTGAATATTGGTTAATTTCATTTTTTGATCATCAATATAAACAATAAAAAACGACTGTTTATCATATTCTCTATTATCCATAGCATGAATTTCAATGATATCTCCTAATTCTAAATGACAATCAAAATCCGTTTCTTCATTTTTATCATTTTCCATTTCTTCATTATATAATTGTGGATCGGACATTATATAATAACTATACAAATTTCATTTGAATAGTTTTCACGTATTTTCATAAAACATATTAAATAAATAACATGAAGAATTTATATACAAAATGAATGACATACATTCATTATATAATGTAAATGAAATTGTAAGTTGCCCATCATCAAAAATAAAGATTAAACAATATAAAACTCCGAATCATTCTTATGAAATTTGGAATTATGATAAAGACCTTTTGTGTTTTGACGAGAAAGAAGAAACATTAATGTGTCGTTCCGTTATTTTTTCTGGAAAAGAAAAAAGTTTATTGGCATATTCTCCTGGAAAAACGGTATCACGGGAAATATTCTGCAAAGAATATCATGAACAAAAACACATTTATATAAATGAATATATTGACGGTACAATGATACATTTATTTTATGATCGCAGGATTAAATCATGGGAAATCGCAACAAAAGGGGCGATTGGTGGTAATTATTGTTTATCCAATAATAAACAAAAATCATCAACAACCGTCCGTAATATGTTTATCGAATGTCTTACATGTCAAGAATTATCTTCTAAAAATGATTTACAATCAATCGAACTCCTAAAACATTTTCCTAAAAACTATTCCTATAGTTTTGTAATGTCTCATCCAAGCAATGTTATTATTTATCCAGTTACACAAACATCTTTATATTTAACTTCTGTATATGATATTACTCCTAAAACAAAAAGATTTGTGAATATACCCCAGTGCATATTTGAAAACTGGGGTTTTTTACAAAATACAACCATATTATTCCCCAAATCGAAAACAATTGATTGTTGGTCTGACTTATCTGACTTATCATTGTACAAGAAAAATCAAGATTTAGTTGGTTATATGGCATTACATTTACCAAGTGGTAAAAGATGTAAATTCATCAATCCTATTTATGAAGAAATGAAACAAATACAGAAATTAGACCCACAATATGTATTGCATTATCTTTGTTTAAAAAGAATGGATTTGATTGATCAATATTTAACATCTTTTCCTCAATTTAGGAAAATGTTTTATATTTTTAAAAAACATTGCGATGAATTTATTGAAAATCTACATAGTGCTTATTTAGTGAAATATGTGTGGAGAAATACAAAAGACAAATTACATGAAAAATTTGAAAAATATGTAAATGATATTCATCGTGATCTATATTTACCCTCTATTCGGGGAAATAAAATACAAATAACCCGGAAAGTAATTCACGATTATATAATGAATAAACCGCCAGGTGAAATATTATATTCACTTTATTCTGAAAAACGTTATATTATGCGTAAAATGTAAAATATCATAATCAGTATATACTTTATGCCTCTTTAGCTTAGTGGTAAAGCGTCAGTCTTGTAAACTGAAGATCGCGAGTTCAATTCTCGCAGGAGGCTTTTTATATTATGTTTTACTAAATATAAAACATAATTATGATTCACTATACATCAACGATAATTTACTCAATATTTGCAAATATTTTCGCGTATGATCTCGATTTGTTTCATCCATATGTCGAATTGGTTCTCGAATCATATTAATAATGCGCAACACTTCGTCTGAGTTATTCACACAATCAAGATCATTGCTATAATCCTTCTCAATAAAATATTCTAAATCACCTTGATCAATATGTTCTTTATACAATCGATTCACATGACTATTCCAAATCTTAATAATTAAGGTTGGACTTGCCATACTAATTAATTCAAATGATTTTTTTCCTTTGGCTACATCTTTGTTTTCTGGAAAGATTATCATTATATCTTTTAAAAAAGCAAAAAATTGCGAATTAAAGGTTTTTAGAAGAGTTGATTTATCTGCCATTTTAAATTAGGTATATAGTTATT